TGGTGCCATCAAATGTTAGGTTCGCTTCAGCGTCAAGTTCTGTAATAGTTGCGCCAATTGTAACCAATTCATTAGCAGTTGCATTATTAAGTGCCGTGATAGCGCCACCTGTGATTGTTGAACCATCTCCAAGCGCAGTGTAAATCTCATTGAAATTATCATTGATTTTATCACCAGCGACCCGTAAGCTATCACCTGTTCCATCATCGGCTACTGTGCCTATTCCTATTATTTGAATTGCCATTTTTGTTTTCCTCTAACGTATTTATACTATCGACATATCAAGAGAAGAGTCCATAGAAACTAAACTAGAATCAAAAGTTGGGATGCCAGGCACGGTATATGATGAATTGTTTAGTATATCACTTCTTGTCTGAAGCTCAAACAAAGCTTTGTCGCCAACATTTTGAACAACAAAATCACCATCAGTTACTAGTTTGGTTCCGGCACCGAAAATATCTATTCCACCCTCATCTTGAGCGAAATCCGTGGCATCTAATACAATATCAAAACCATCTTCAGTTATAAGCTGTTCCAGGCCTATAATATCCTCTGCTCCATCAAAAATAACAATTCCCGTGTTATCAGAGTGTCCGGTTTCCACAGACTCAAATAATATCTGGTTTCTTCCTGACTCATCAATTAGGAAGAAACCAGCATTCTCTGCGTTCTCGTTTGTTCCATCTAGTAAGATATGGTCAGGTCCACTATTATCCTCTAACGCAACACTCAAACCTTCTTCAGACAAAATATCAGAACTTATAGCGAGACTATCAAAAGTGTTCTCTCCAAAATTCTGGAAAGGAACGACACCAGTTTTTGAGGTGTTATCCTCTAATTCAATACGGAGACTCTCTAGTAATAATTTTTCATTTAGATTAGGTCCAGTTGCATTTTCTAATAATATATCATCCCCGTGAGTGCTGGCAACTGTAGTCCCATCCTCTTGTTTGAAAGAGCCTGCTTCAGTTTGTTCTAATAATATGCCAACAGTTTCAGAAGTTACATTAGTATTTGTTGGGTCTTCTCCTATATCAATGATGCCAGTTCTCACAAAGTCTGCCAGAGGGAACGTGGATATATCTGCGAGTTCTGGGCCTGAACCGGCATCCTCTGATAAAAGTTGTCCTTCTTGTCTAATATCAACTGGGAAGAATGTTGGAATAATACCAATCCTTCTTTTCTCATGAGCTTCTTGTGGGTCTTTACTGCTAATCGTTCCCAGTTCTGTCTCTAACGCATCAGCACCACCAAATGGTGTTGCTAAACCTACAATACCAAGAGACGCTGTTGACGGACCAGATGATGCTTTTGTGGCCACTTGAAGTGTTGTGGTGTTGATTACAGAAACATCTGTGGTTTCACCAAAACGTAATGGACCACTGCCAGATATTGGTGATGTTTCTGGAACTATAAACCCACCATCTTCTTTGATGATTGCGTTATGATTGATACCATTTGGATTATCAATACGCTCAAAAACAATCTTGTTTTTAGGCTCATGCAACTCGTCCTCTAACTCCAGTGAACTTCCGGCATCTGTTCCATCAGAGTCAGTTCCATCTAATAGAATATCACCTCTATCATCGCCCTCGTTGAAGTCAGTTGCATTTAAAATAAGATTATTAGTTGTTGTCCCAGATGTGGCAGACTCTTCAAGAATATTATCGCCCGCATCTTTTCCAGAGCCGTCTGTGCCATCAAGTGCCAGAAACTCAACTATCCCAGTGCTTAGAGAGTCCTCTTGAACGATAACATCTTGTAGACTACCAGGCGTCATTTCAAACGCAGCAAGTGCCCTTTTTACTGCTATGGGTTGATCACCGACAAACGAACTTATTGTCATCAACTTACTATTGAGGACTGGATTAATATCTTCAAGTTGTTGTGCAATCTTAACCTTACCAAAAACAGCGAAGCCTGATGGATGAACAGCTTTTTTCAACTCATCAAGATAAGCGTTTGCACCAACCCCAGTTTGAACTTCATACGAGAATTGTTGATAGAAAAGAGAATCTTGTAACCTGTTCAAATCTTCGCCAAGTATGCTAGAAATATCACTACCATAACCAGTAGTGTCAGTTCTAAAAGTATCAACAGAGGCTGTTGCTTTTGCAATGTCGGCGGTGACAATAGTTGCAGAAAATCCACCAGAAGCCGTGATAGTAGTCGTTCCAGCAGAAAAATCTATTCCATCCACTTCATGAATGACACTACTGCCCGCATGTTTTGCAGAGGAGTTGAAACCATCTAGAGCAAGCACACCTGTCTCTGGTTCAATCTCACCTAAAAGAATACCACCCTCTTCTAATTCAATAACACCAATAGAACCAGTTCCACCAGCATTGCTGCTTTCATCTATTATCTCAGAACCAGCGTTGGAGCCATTGGTATCTGTGCCATCTAAAAGAATTTTTCCTGTATCATCAAAGTCACCATCTAGTATTATTCCAAAGTTTTGTCCATCATAAAAATCAAAAGTGCTTTGTTTGCTAAATCCGATTGTAACAGCTTCGGCTTCATTTATTTCAAGAATTATTGTATCACCAGATGCTTCTTCAACGATACGACCACCAGCATTTGTCCTACCAGAAGAGAACCCTGATCCAGACGCATTGATGACCTCATCTGTTCCATCTAATACTAGGTGGTCTTCAGAAATAGTAAAATTCCTAAATGGACCGGCACTCTCTAAAACTATCTCTTCAGATTCTTTACTGAAAACAACATCAGAAGATGCGTCCTCAAGTAAAGGAGCGTTCTTTTCTGTTATTGTTTCAATTCTAAATTCTGTCCATATTGACTCTGGAGACACAACAAAAGTTTGACCAAGAGTTTGAATAATCGCTTGAGCGGTAACAACATTTCCATCAACATCAACTTTTGACTCACCAGTGATTGTTTCTCCTACAACAAAATCTATACCATTGCTTGAGATGAATTTCATATCAGCGGCAGCATCTAATATAAGTGCCGTTGCACCAGATGTTCCACCAGTTATCTCTTCACCATTCACAAATGGACCATTTGTTGATGGACTTTCAAATGATAAAGATGTGTTGTCTGCAAGAGTGATTGCAAGACCGTTAGGAAGTGTGCTTAATGTTATGCTTGTTTGTGATGTAACATCTTGAACAACCGTGCTAGATGGAAGTTTAAACGTAAGAGCGGCATCCTCACTTAAAGTGACTCTGGTGTTTAGAGTAAATGTCTCCGTGGTTGGTACACTTTGAACAATAGTGCCTACAGGAATACCAGTCCCTTCAACCACCAAACCGACTTGAATCGTGCCGGTAGAAACTACGACTGTTACATCAAAACTATCAACTGCATCAACATTAACGATTGCCGTCGCAACAGTTCCAGTGACAAACATTTGTTCATCTATAGTTCCAGAGTTATTATCAAGTGTGACACTTTGAGTGGCAGTTTTACCATTAACCAAAGCCGTTGCGGTTGCTTTGTGTGTGAGTGTAGGAACATGAACACCAAAAGTATCTTTCCACGATTGGTCAGTTAAGTAAGCACTTGTTGGGGTAATTCTTGGCGGCTCAAATTCAGTATCAGATATTTTTCTTCCTGCCGTAAATTGAACTGTATCTAACCAAGTTCTCGCTGGTTGTCTGCCCCTTGGAAACTCTCTTATGAATTTTTTAGTTGTTTCCTCTGCATCCTCTCTAACTAAGACACCGCTATTGTCCTCAAGGAGAAAAAATGTTTTTTCGATAAATGAATTTGGCTCTGTACGAAGAATATCACCAGTGTCATCTTCGAGGGCAATAAACGCATCGCCAGTTAGTTCATCTGCATTTAGAACAATAGATTCACCATCTGTCTCATCAACAATGCCCGTATGTGGAAACCCCTCATCATAAAAACCCTCATCAGTTCCACCACCAGAAAGCGTGAAGTAACTTTCTATAGAACCAGATGCATCCTCTAAACCTATTGGAAGAGCATCCGTAGTTTCAAGTGGAATTCTTACCACATCCTCAATAGTAGTTTGAAGAACTCGTGTATTGGCATCGAAACTTTGTACAATGCCAGTATGAGTTGTTAATGCTTCTCCCGCAACAAATGTTCCAGAAACATCCTTGACAACAAAATTAGCTCTTGCTATAACGTCCGGCAGTTCAGTCGTAGAATAATTTGCGCCCTCATCTTTTACTATTATTTCATCTATTGCACCAATGTCAGTTGTTGTTGAAAATAAAACAGCCGTTACCGGATCATCGTAGGTGCCATCTGCGGCTAAAAACTTTGTGCCTACTGCTTGGTCAATGGTGACAGTCGGAAGACTAGTAAATCCATTTCCTTTGTTTGTAAGATGAACTCTTTTAATTTCACCAAGATCAACAGTTGCGTCTTCAAGAATCATTTGGTCCGCACCAGTTGTGTATTCATCAGACACAGGGTCCGGTAAAAATTCACTTATAAGACTATGACCTAAATCGGTGGCAGTTGAAAGGCCGCCAGTTTCTAACCTCAATATACCGGCAGGGTCAACAAATCTCAAACTAACATCATTCGCAAGAGTAATTCTCTCACTAATAATAATATTGGTTTGAGATGTGACCGTTATGACTGTAATACCCTCAGTAAGGCCAGCGCCATAAACAGTCATGCCCTTGATAATCGTTCCAACATTATTGTCTAATATAACAGTGGTGCTATTTTCCACAGCGCCGTTTGTTATTGCGGTTGCTTCATCATTTAATCCTGACTCTAATGCAAACTCAAAAGTTTCTAAGTGTTCAGTGGTGCCGTCCTCATACACAAGATAATCATCGGCGTCAGTAGAACTATCATCAGTTCCATCTAAAGCTATTGCACCATCAACAACCGAAACAAATCCAGTTGGAAGTGACACATTATCCTGTGTGCTTGCAAAAACTAGAGGGTCACCAATTTTATAACCAGTACCAACATTGTCAATGATAACACCACTAACTGAACCTGTCTTAATGGATGAGACTTCAGCGGTAGCCGAAGCGTTACCAAAGTCATCATTAATGTCTATATCTTCAGTTGATGAATATAAAATACCGTCATTGTCAACTGAAATTTCTTTTAGTATGTTTAGAATTGTAAATTCTTGAATTACATTTCTGGTTAAGGAGATACTTGTTATTTTTTCTCCAACTATGAAATCACCATCTTTGTAAGAAATAGTGAATTCAGTTATGTCAACACCATTTTGTGTAAGAGTGGCAGATTGAGCAACTATGGCCGTCGCACCAGATGTTACCCCAGTAATTTTTTGACCTACTATCTCATCACCTTGTGCATCAGATATTGCAGTGGTTCTAATTATTAAATCTCTACTAAAATTACCATCGGATGCCCGCATCATGAATTTTCTGGGATAGACTATCTCAGCGTCTAAATTTAATAAGATTCTGATGAAAAGCTCAAAACTCTCACTAGTTCCTTTTAGTCTATAAAGTTCACGAATATTCTTTATTAGATTTCTTCTATCCAGAGTTGGGTTAGTTGTATTTTGAGGATTGTAACCAACTGTGCTTTTAGGGATTGCAGTCATAAATGAGGTGCTTAGTTGGTCTAAGAAATCACCTATGGTTCTGTCTGTATCTGCGTAGTCTAAAAGTTGTTGAATATTCTGAACAGGATTGCCTCTATAACGTGTGATAGTTCCTTCAGAGGTAGAAGTTGCTCCAACAATAGTCTCACCAGTGATAAACTGTTGCGTTGAGGTTATGAATAAACGATTGTTCCTTTGGTCATCAATTAATATTGTGGCTGTCGCTTTAGATTTAGAGCCAGTGATTGTTTCTCCAACGGTAAATTTACCCTCTGAATCTTCATATACAATCTGGTTGCCATCTTCATCTAAAATATATTGAACATCAACAGTTTCTTGTAGAATATTATCAACTTGAGCATCCACAAGCAATTCGGCAGCTTCCAAATACTCATAATAGTATTGAAGAAGTTTAGAAAACAGCGGATTTTCATCTCTGACAAAATCTGGCAGTTGTCCATCAATTAGTGGAGATATTTTTGTCGTCAATGTTGCCGATGGTGGATTATCATATGGAGCCATTTTAGTAACCAGATGCTATGGATGTGGTAGACGAGGTGGCTAGTTGACTTGAACTAGCGACATTAACATCACCAATCTCTGTTGTATCAATAGAGGTAGTGATGGATGTATTTTCTAAATCTATTTCAAGAATTTGATTTCTAACTGGCACGATATCAAATGAGTCAGGTATAGCGGTCACTCTAATTTGAGTAGAGGAAGAACCGTCCACATCTGAAACTGAAGTTATATTGATAGGATTTATACTTATTGTGCCAAGTGCATAATCAATGGTGCCAGCAGTATTGTCTATATAGTTTTTGACCCCCGCTAATACATAGTATCTTCTTACATTGCCATTACCGTCATCATCAAAAAAATGTTCATTAGCAGTGTCGCCTAAAACCTTAAATCCTGTGGATGCAGTGACTCCTCCTTGATCAGAATTGTGTCTAGCATGTGGATTAAAAATCCTATTATTGAAAAATATCGTATATCCTACTTCTTCATTTAGTGTAGGGGTAAAGAACTTTGCCAAAACAACTTTAGTTATATTGCTGGTAATCGCATCATCAGTGTCATCAATCAACCTTGTCACTTGAGAGTGTCTGAAAGAACTATTAAATGATTGCAAATTATTTTTATTGAAGTTTATGAGAGTATCATTAATTTTACTTGCCAAAGCGGTTGATGTTAGTGTTGTAAGATTAGAGTTAAACCTTGCCGAAACATCTAATACGAGAAATATTGTTTCGGGGTCAACGATAACAGGTGTGATTGAAGCAACCGTGAATGGAGATAAATCTTGAACTAATCGTTCTTTCTCTGCTTGAGGTATGAGATTGCCCGTGGTTGATTTAATTGATATGAAAACTTTTCCAAACTCTTGAGTTGAGACAACTCCCAACGATGAATCAAAAGAGCCACTTTCTCCACCAAAAACAGAGACCGCTTGAGTGTTTGGAAAGAACCTTTTTACAAATGTTTTGTAATCTTCAACGGTAACACAACGACCTTGTGAAGCATAATCTAATGGAGCATTAAATTTTATTGAGTCGATGCTCTCTGGAAACGCACCACCACTAGCTGGCTCGACAGTAGAAACTTGAACGTCCACAACTGTATCAATTGCAGCCGCATTTGTAAATGTGCTGGCCGTGTTTGCGTCTTCTCTGTTGGTCACAACATAAGTCAGTATTACAATGTTACCATCTGACAGTGCCGTTCCTAAAACACCGTCACCAAAGTAAACTTCAAACAGTCCAGCTTCAACCTCTTGTAAAAAATAATTCTTACTTGTTGAGGTAACTTGTGAAATGTCTGTTGTCTTAGTGTAAGTTGTGCTTGTTGTATCAGTCGAGGAGTTTTGAACTGACACCGTTAGCGTATTTGTGTCTGCCCTATTATCTGTCAAAAGAAATCTTTGATTAACATCTCCTGAGTCAACAGTATATTGAGTTGTAATAAATGTACCTTCATATATTTTAACACCCAAAAATGGAATAGAGTTTCCTGTGTTTGCAGAGGTTAGCTCCGTTATCGTGACAAAATTATAATCAACATCATTCACTGAACTTGTAAAAACAGTTCCCGCTGGAATTGCACCTGTTGCTTTAGTCGAATCAAATAAGGTAACGTCGATAACTGCTTTTGGTGCCCTTGCAGATGCTGGTTCATATCCTAAAGTTTTTGCATGTGATACCACACTGGAGCGAAGAGAGGAACTGTCAAGAAACATCTCGTTTGCAAGCATGTTCATGTTGAAACCAAGGTAGTGAGTATTGTATGCTAGAATATCTAAAAGAATACTTAGACCAGAGCCTTCAAAGTTATAATCTGTAAACTCATCTTGAGCCTCAAGAAAAGTTTTAAGATTGCTCTTTACATCATCAAAGTCAAATTCTGAAACAATTAATCTTTTATCATTTGTTGCCATTATCGTAATCTCTCTAAAAACACATCTACCTCTACAAGTTCTGTGGGTGCATTAAGAATAAAAAATGTAATTGTCAATTCATAAATGTTTCGGTCTAAGTCTGGCCTTGCGCTAACATTCATCAGTCGAACTCTTGGCTCAAAATTCTCTATGATATCCTCAACTCTTTTCGTCAGCATTATGGCCACAAACGGCGTCATATTTTCAAACAACATGTCTCTCACACCAGAACCTAACTCTGGATGAAAGGGTCTTTCAAACACATTAGTCAAGATCAAGTTTCTAACAGCACGTTTGATATTCTCTACATCTGTTAGTATATTTACATCACTGCTAACCGGCTTTCTGCCGAAAAAAAGGTCGAGGTCACGATACTGGCGCACGTTGCGTGATATATCATTATTGCGTTGAGCGTCTGTAAATCCTGACATGATTACTCCTTCATTTATTTATAACGACAGATTTTATTTTATAATCGTAAAATCTTTCACAGGTCTGTATTCGTGATTGTCGCTATGAGCAATCTGAACCTCTGCTATTACTGCATCAATCTCCTCATGCCAATAGTTTAAAAATTTATGAACTCTTGGATATTCTGGAACTATGTCTTTTGTCTGCCAAGTAAATTGTTGCAGGATGTTGTTATAATCAGGTAACCAATATAATACATTCAGTGTAACTAGTTTTTTTATTATCATTATTATTACTTTCGTTAAACTGGAACAGAGTATGTTTTTTCTACTCCGTTATAGATTTCATCATATATCAAAACTACGCCTGGCATATCTTTTTCAAGAGCATCTACAAGACTTTCGATATCTGTTGCGTCAAGCGTCTCACCTTCAGCAGCTAGCCTACCCAGGCGCTCTGCCCCTCCATCTAAACCAATTTTAATCAGTCGATTAGCGAATGTTGATGACCTAAAAAATGATTTCCATACTCCAACGGCAAGTTTTTTTATTGAATGTTCCTTACCAACAAAATTCAAATTATTACGTGTAAAAGTGTTGCCGGATGGAAGTGTAACTGATATATTAAATGACTTAGAGTCGTCTCTCACAAGTTTTTCAGTGCCACTTGCCAATATATTATCTGGTTCTTGTTTATTACTTTTTAATACTAAATGCGAGGCTCTACTGGCTGCTTTTTTAACAGTATTCTCTGCCACAGCCACTCTATTTTGAAATCCTTTCAACTCAGTTATAAACTCATCAGGACTCAATAGTGAATCCTTTGGCGGTAAATTTGAAACTGTGGAGGTGGCGTTAGCGGCTTTTTGAACCTGTGGTGTTGGCGCACTGCCGTCTTTTTGTAGTCTAGCTCTTATTATAGCATCTTGTTTAGCATACTCTTTTTTTGCTGCGTTAGACACATTTCCGCTTTCAGAAGCCAAATCTGTTTTTGGTAGGTTCTCTTTTATTGCGGCAGCACCGGCTGCGGCATCGGCAGCAAGTGCAGCGTTGGAAGTATTAATTTGGGCAGAGGGAGTTGAGAGTGAAGATGGTGGTTCAGCTAAAAGTTTGCCGTCTTCATCCAAACGCTCTGGGTCTGTATCTGGCATACCAGAGTCTTCTGGTTTCAAAGTTGGAATACCGTTTGGTCCAATCACAAAGTTAGGAATACCACCACCACACAAATCAATGCCACCAGAAAATGCGGCTGTTGCGTCACCCACAAGACTGTCCAAAGAGAAACCAGCTTGAGAAAGAGCGCCACCAAATTGAGAACTAATGTTTGCCAAAGCTCCTAAACTTGCAGCACTGCCAGTGGGTAGTGCGACCAAACCTTGTATCTGTGATATTAGACTAATGTCAGGAATATCTGGTAACTCTGGAATCAATCCTTTAATATCTGCTTCAAGAACACTTAGTGATGCTGTTAGTTCACTTTTCAGAGCGTCAATCTCACCTTCTAGTTGACCTTGAAGTGAGTCTTTGATACTAGCAAATTGTCCAGCGAGTTTATTAAACTGTTCACTTGCTCCACATAAATCTGGTGTAGTGAAATCAACCATTCATTTCTCCTACGGTAATGTTGGCGTTGTTGGATCAGTGCAATCATTATCGCTTGTTCTAACTGGGTCACTGGGGCAAGAAAAGTTAACACCAGTTTTGTGTCTTGCATAATCATCTGCGCCAATCATAATTCGTCTGTCTCCATCATGATCAAATTCATTCAATGCTTTATATTTAACTCTGTATGTTGAGTCAAATGTTTCATTAGCAGCCCCGACCGCTTGCAACTTGTACGTGCTGCCAGATTTGATTTTCATCTCCGCTGATGACCGAATGTTCACATTACTGCCAGCGCCAATCGCAACAATACCCGTTGTTGTTTTAAGTGACATATTATTTTTAGCATTTACCAATATATCAGCCAAAGATATCTGTGTAAGATTTTTTGTAACATTTAGATCATAAGTCCCGCCAACTATTCTGGTTTCATTACCACCGATTGTAATATCAAAATCTCTTGCTCCATCCTCTGCACTACCAACTCTTCCCTTGACAGCTTGTCTTATATCAAATGCATGACTTCCTACAATCTCCTCTTCACGATTTCCCCCGCCTGCTTTCTCTCCTCTTACACCAACTCGTATTCTTTGGTTCTTATGAATCTTAGTATATGAATCACCCTCGACCTCTAAAACATAATCACCTTTGATAAGTTCGTTTTTATTGCCATTGACAGTTACATTGAGATCACCCTCTATGAGTATACTTTTGTCTTTGATTACAATCTCGTAACTTTCACCAACAACTTTTACAACCTTATCTCCTGTGGGATGTATCTCTGCAAAAGTTCCAGTGATATGTTGTTGTAACAACCTTTCACCGCCTGGTGTATCATCTATCTCATGGATATGACCACACTCACTTTCATGCACATGATTGAAAGGGTAAAAGGTTGGAGCATTTGATTTTGGGTCCGGCTCATTCCATGTTTTTCTTACATCTTCTGTAACACCAGGCTGAACATTCATTGCAAAAAATGGTTTTGTTGAAAGAGGAACATCAGTCTGTTTCATTCCTCTTCTTTTAACAAGTGATGGGTGTGTTTCACCGATTGAACCACGAACTAATCTATTTGTGTCTGGCTCATTTACTGTTTTAGGATACACTCCATTTGGGTCATAAAACCCAAAATTAGGGTCAGCTATTTCAACAGGTTGGCCAGGTATTGAACCAATCACCATCGGTTGTTGCATGGTTGCAGCATCTAAGAAAAACCCAATGACATGAGTTCCCTCAACCAGAAATGAAGGTGTGTTTCCCATTCCGGCCATAGAGGGAGTGTCCGTTGGAGCCATCACTTGTGCCCACGGTAAATCTTCTGTTGGAAGAGAGTTTAAATCATCTGTATGTAAGCCAATGCACCTAACACGGACTCGTCCAGCTTTTTCGGGGTCTTCTCTGTCTTCGACAACCCCGGCAAACCAGAGGAATCCATCCATTCCCATAAAATCTTGTGTCATTCTAACCCTCAAAATAAATTCATAATTATTTATAAAGGTTAGTGTAAGTCAGGGTCACGTCCTAATCTAGAAGACGAATATGCATTGTACTTTTCTAATCTTGCAGTTCTTCCCTGTGCATTCAACATCTCAACCACTGTTGTGGCATCATCAAAAGACAAACCTTCTTCCAAGATTTGTTCCTCGACTACTCGATATCTAATCATGGTTTTATATTTAGGTGATTACTTCCTCAAG